GCTGTGCATTTTTGGCGGTTGTGTCTCCATATCGGCTGCGGATTTTGTTATATTCGTCATCGTTTTTTACTTTTCCGTAATATTTGGCAATCATTGCACATGTGGAGGAGAAACATTCCCGGTACCCTGTTTGCGATTGATTATCAAGTTGGTATTCATACGGGACGGTTAAGATTTTATTTTGTGTTGGCTCCGGCTTAATGGGCTCACTTGTCTTGGTTTCTCGGTCCATGATTTGAATGAGCTTTTTGCTGTAGTCGGGATCCGTTGCATACCCTTCTTTTACCAATAGCTCAGCGCATTCATTTCTGCTTGTGGCACGATTAACGCCTTTGTATTTACCAAAGTCTTTGTACCAACGATCAACTAAATAACAAACACAGGAATAAAGATCAGGAAAATCAATGAAACCGTCTTTGATGGTGATCCATTTTCCGTTTATGAATTCTTGGGTGTTGACGCTGGTTCCAGACCCTTTTAAACCAAAGAAATTATTTACTCCTGAGGTGTGTTTGCCCCAGCTGCTTTCTAGTGCCCACTGGGCCGCAACACATTCTGGGTATTTGGCCCCGGCTTCTTTGGCGGCACTGATCAAACCTTCCCATGTGTTGGGATACGGTTGCGTAGTGGCTTGTTCGTTTCTGTATTGTTTGGCGAACTCGGCCAGTGTGTTTGGCGGTGTGTTTTGCTCAAGCCAATCCCAGGCTTTTAATTGATGTGGTAGTTCGTTATAGTATCTTGCCGCATCTTTTAAACGTATTGTCATTTTAGATGCCTCGTTGTTTACGTTAGATAATATTGATAAACAGCTGGGACAACAGTTGCAGAAGAAGTACTATCAACAATGTATAAAATACTGCCGTAATATCCAACGCAGACTCCAGCAGAACTGGTTGTTTGCAAAAGAACGCTCAATGACTTACTTTCGTATGCTGCAGTACTTATATCCCATGCAGTAGAACATGAGTATTGATAAACGGTATCGTTTATATTTCCAACAATATAAAACTTGGTGCCGTCATCTTTAAAAAATAATCCTAATGGAGTAGTTTCTTGTGTTGCAACACTAAATGATTTACTGTCATACGATGCTGTACTTACATCCCATGCAGTGGAACATGAGTATTGATATATGGTATCGTTTGCAACGCCAACAATATAAAACTTAGTGCCGTCATCTTTGAAAAATAATCCACTTGGATTAGTTTCTTGCGTTGTAACACTGAATGATTTATTGTCATATGATGCCGTACTTACATCCCATGCCGTAGAACAAGAGTATTGATATACAGTATCGGTTGCGTTGCCGACTATATAAAATTTAGTGCCATCGTCTTTAAAAAATGCTCCATTTGGAGTAGTGTCTTGCAAGCCAACCCGTGCCCTAGCAAAAGCGCCACTAGCTGTTTTATTAAAGAAAGCTGTGGTTACATCCCAGGGATTGCTGCAGTCGTATTGAAAAACTGAATCATTTGCGTTACCAGTAACATAAAAACGCGTGCCATCTGGTTTAAATGTAATATCTTGTGGAGATGTGTCTTGCAACGCCGCATTCATATTTTTAGCAGTAAAGCCAGCGTTTACGATATCCCAGGCTAGGGGAAGGTCATACTGCCAAACGGTATCGTTTGTTTGACCAACAATATATAACCTTGTGCCATCAGATTTAAACGCCAATCCATGCCCAGTAACTTCTTGTGCACTAACACTAAATGACTTGCTGTCATACGATGCAGTACTTACATCCCATGCTGTAGAACATGAGTATTGATAAATGGCGTCCGATGTAAAACCTAACATGTAAAATGTAGTGCCATCATTTTTGAAAACTACTGAACTTGAACTTCCATCTTGTCCACCAACACTAAATGACTTGCTGTCATACGATGCAGTACTTACATCCCATGCGGTAGAACATGAGTATTGATAAATGGCATCAGTTGTGTTGCCAATTACATAAAACTTAGTGCCGTCAGGTTTAAAGAATAATCCTGTTGGAGTACTTTCTTGCGTATTAACACTGAATGATTTATTGTCATACGATGCAGTACTGATATCCCATGCAGTAGAACATGCGTACTGAAAAACCGAATCACTTGTAGTTCCAACAATATAAAACTTAGTGCCATCATCTTTGAAAAATAATGCTTGCGGATTTGTTTCTTGTGTTTGGACACTAAATGATTTACTGTCATACGATGCAGTACTGACATCCCACGCAGTAGAACATGAGTATTGATAGACGGTATCGTTTGTTTGTCCAACAATATAAAACTTGGTCCCATCATCCTTAAAATGCACATCGGTTGAAAGACCTTCTTGTCCACCAATATAAAACCCACTTCCCGCTTGGTTGTTTGTGCTTACATCCCAAGCTGTAGATAAAGTGAATTCATAGACCCTGTTATTGGTAGTACCAATTACATATAACTTGGTGCCATCAGATTTAAAACAAAGGCCTGTTGGTGTGCCTTCAAATAAAACCCTGCAGAGTTTACTATCGTAAGACCCAGTGCTTACATCCCATGCTGTAGAACATGAGTATTGATAGACGGTATCGGTTGCACTGCCTATAATATAAAACTTAGTGCCATCATCCTTAAAAAATAATCCCTGTGGACTAGTTTCTTGCGTTGCAACACTAAACGATTTACTGTCATACGATGCAGTACTCACATCCCATGCAGTGGAACAGGAGTATTGATATACGGTATCGTTTGTAGTGCCGACAATATAAAACTTAGTACCGTCATCTTTGAAAAATAATCCATTTGGCCCAGTCTCTTGCGCATTAATACTAAATGATTTACTGTCATAAGATGCTGTACTTACATCCCATGCTGTATAACAAGAATATTGATAGACGGTATCGTTGGTACTGCCAATAATATAAAACTTAGTACCGTCATCTTTGAAAAATAATCCATTTGGATTACTTTCTTGCGTATTAACACTGAATGACTTGCTATCATACGATGCAGTACTTACATCCCATGCAGTAGAACAAGAGTATTGATAGATGGTATCGTTTGTAGTGCCAACAGTATAAAACTTAGTTCCATCAGTACTGAATTGAACGTCTTGAAAAGCAGTTTCTGATAATCCAAGCGGCCATTGCTTATTCGTGTAATACCCCTTGTCCACTTCCCAGGGTAGTCCAGTCCACTCGCCATCCCGGGTGAATTGCCCTTGGTCATAAATCTCCCACATCCCAGGTTTACCCGAGGAGATTTGGCCGTAACCAACAGGTTTTTTACCGATGTAATTACCTTTCATCTTTTTATTTTTTCCTTATTCTAATAGAAGAGAGTATTGATAAACCGTATCAAATCCTGTGCCTACAATATAAAACTTGGTGCCGTCAGATTTAAAAAATAAAGTTTGTGGAGCATTTTCTTGCGTATTAACACTGAATGACTTGCTATCATATGATGCAGTACTTACATCCCATGCGGTAGAACAAGAGTATTGATAAACGGTATCGTTTGTAATACCAACAATATAAAATTTAGTGCCGTCATCTTTAAAAAATATACCAGTTGGGGCATTGTCCTGTGTTACAACACTGAATGACTTACTGTCATACGATGCAGTACTTATGTCCCATGCCGTAGAACAAGAGTATTGATAGACTGTATCGTTTGTATTACCAACAATATAAAATTTAGTCCCGTCATCTTTAAAAAATATACCAGTTGGGGCATTGTCCTGTGTTACAACACTGAATGACTTACTGTCATACGATGCAGTACTTATGTCCCATGCCGTAGAACAAGAGTATTGATATACGGTATCGTTTGTATTACCAATGATATAGAACTTAGTGCCATCAGATTTAAAAAACAATCCTGTTGGATTAGTTTCTTGCGTTGTAACACTGAATGATTTACTGTCATACGATGCTGTGCTTACATCCCATGCTGTAGAACATGAGTATTGATATACTGTATCGTTTGTGGCTCCAACAATATAAAATTTGGTGCCATCAGTTTTAAAAGTAAGATCTTGAGGAGAACCATCTTGTCCACCCACATAGAAATAAGCGGCATAAGCCGTACTAACATCCCAGGGAGTTAATAGAGAGTATTCAAGTACGGTATCGTTTGTATTACCAATGATATAGAACTTAGTGCCATCTGATTTAAAAAACAGTCCTCCAGGACTAGTTTCCTGTGTTCCAACACTAAATGATTTACTGTCATACGATGCAGTACTTACATCCCATGCGGTAGAACAAGAGTATTGATAGACGGTATCGTTTGTAGTGCCGACAATATAAAACTTAGTGCCGTCATCTTTGAAAAATAATCCGGTTGGAGTAGTTTCTTGCGTTGTAACACTAAATGACTTACTGTCATACGATGCAGTACTCACATCCCATGCAGTGGAACATGAGTATTGATATATGGTATCGCTTCCGCTGCCAATAATATAAAACTTAGTACCGTCATCTTTGAAAAATAATCCAGTTGGCCCAGACTCTTGCGCATTAACACTAAATGATTTACTGTCATAAGATGCTGTACTTACATCCCATGCAGTAGAACAAGAGTATTGATATATGGCATCGCTTCCGCTGCCAAGGATATAAAACGTAGTACCATCTGATTTAAAAAACAATCCTGTTGGATTAGTTTCTTGCGTTGTAACACTGAATGATTTACTGTCATAAGATGCAGTGTTGATATCCCATGCAGTAGAACAGGAGTATTGATAGACGGTATCGTTTGTGCTGCCAACAATATAAAATTTAGTACCGTCTGATTTAAAAAACACGTCAGTAGAAGTTGTCTCTTGGTCAGCAATGCTGAATATTGGAAAATCAGATCGTGCACCGGCCAGCCCCCACGGCTGCGGCCATGCGGTATCAATAATCCGATCAACTTGCTGTTGAAGTCTCCAGACGCCAGACCACTGTGTGCCCTTCCGAGGCGGACGTGCGCCTGCGTATCCCGCTTCGAATGTTTCTAAGGACATTTATAGATCAAGTAATTTCCAGGACGGATGTGACCACATGAATACCACTTGCTGCACCTGCTGTAGCACGCAGCTTTTGGCCAGAAGTTAACACAACCTTGTTGGGGATCAGCTCCAGAGTTGCACCAGCGGGAATTGTGATTTGCTTGGCGATGCTTGCAACCAAAGTATTGCTGCTATTTGTAACGTCCAGGTTGTAAGTGATGGCTACAGTTCCTGTCACGTTAGCGGCCAGGGAGGACAACACAACGGTCCGGGCGCCTGACGAAGTGGGCACCTGATAAACATCAGTGATGCCAGTCGTTGTTAGCTGTACACCACTATTTGTAAACGCTTCAGGCATTTTAGGATCTACTTTTCTTTTATATTAGCACTTACCTAATGCAATAGAAAGTGCAGTACTTGTGAGTGTTTGCCAAACAGTTTGCGTACCGCTGCTGTACGTGATCGATGCACCTGCCCACGGGGCTCCAGAAGCCAAAACATACAATCCATAAGGACTAATGGCGCCGCCCCCGCTGATCACGGTGACATTCCCACTGGTTTTATAGGTACCTCCAGAGATGGCACCTGTTGTTGAAATATTGTTTGTTGTCGGATCAATCAAGCCTGTTGCAATGGCATAGTTACCGCTGCTTGCAATGCCTGAAACTTCAAGCGTTACGTCAGAAGATGCGCCTGCAAACGTAATGAAATCAACTTTTAATGTTGTCATTTCAGTTCAAGGCAATAGTTTTTGCAGTGGTAAGTGTTGTGGGCTCCGTCCAGGACGTTGTTCCGTCTGCGTTTGTCCTAAGCACTTGTCCAGATACGCCAGTGATCGTAGGAAAGGAATATAGACCGTAGGGACGAATATCTCCTGAACCGCTGATAACAGTTACGTTGCCACTGACTTTATAAACACTTCCGGAGATAACGCCTGTTGTTGAAATGTTTTTTGTAACAGGATCAAAAACACTAACGGTACTGGCAACGTTGTAAATACCAGAAACTAAAACCGTAGTTTCTCCGGTAATTGTTGTGTATGCCAGCGTATCGACTTTGGCTGTTCCGTATGACATTGTGTTCTTTTATTTTTTATTATAACGTCTACACAATGCGCCAATAACTACCTGAAGGCACAACAACTGTGACGCCTGAATCAATAGACACAGGACCAGCAGATAGTCCGTTGTAGCCGCTGCCAATTGTCACACCGCTATTAATTGCTATTTTATTTTCAAAGATTAAAGACTGAAGAGCACCACCAAATAATCCACTGCCGCTAACCTGAATACTACCTGTTGTTGTTTGGGTGAAGTTAGCGAATGTAATATTACCAGTCGTTGCATTAATCGTTGTAACGTTAATCGTTTGACCGGTGATGGTTGCCCCGGAAAGATTGGTAAAGATACCGGTAACACCGGTAACTCCACCTGCGCTTAAATAATTACCAGTGATTGTTCCACCCGAGATGTTTTGGGCTTCTACTCGTGTGGAACCAGTGATGTAATTGAAAGTAGCGGCTTCTCCAAATACAAATTCACCCGATAACGCATCAGTGAAAACACCGGTGCAACCAGTTATTCTGGTGAACAGACCGGTGGCGCCTGTAATTGTTGCGCCAGAAACTCGTGTAGTAAAGACGCCACTGACGCCGGTGATATTACTAAAAGCAGCGTTTGTACCAGTGATTAAAGCACCTGAAAGCTGTGTTGTAAAAACACCTGATGCACCGGTGATATTTGCAAACTGGCCAATATCCCCAGTTACAACAGCTCCAGATAAAGTGTTTGTGAATGTCCCAGAGATTCCGGTGAGCGCTTGAAACTGTCCTGTAACACCGGTAATTAAAGCACCCGATAGTTGAGATGTAAATGTACCAGTGGTAGCCGTAAATGCTTCAAAAAGACCAGTTACGCCTGTGATCGTGGTACCGGAAACCCGGGTAAAGTTACCAGAAACAAAGTTTCCTGTTGTTGCATTAACCGTAGATCCGGTTATTGTTGCTCCACTTAATGTTGTTGTAAAAACACCTGTAACGGCAGTAAGTCTTGTGAAGTTTCCAGAAGCGCCTGTAATTGTTGCACCGGAAATAGATGTTGCGCCATAAATCTCGTTGCCGTTTAACTCTCCAAATATCCCGGTAATTCCTGTGATTGTACCGCCGGAAACAGTACCGCTAACAACAAGGTTGGTTGAGATGGTACCACTACCGCTAATCAATAGGTTTCCGGCAGCTGTAATGTCGCCAGTTGTACTGATTGCTGGAATAGTAAGAGTGTTTGTAAAAACACCTGTCAACGCTTCAATGCGTTGGAATAAACCACTAACACCCGTAATTGTTGCACCGGAAAGTCTTGCGGTATAAATACCAGTTGCACCAGTAATTGTCGTAAACCTTCCTGTATCTCCCGTTAGGACACTGCCGGATAATTGTGTTGTAAAGACGCCAGAAACACCTGTAATATTTGAAAACTGACCTGCGTCTCCGGTAATTGTTGAGCCAGAAACACTAGTGGTAAAAGTTGCGCCAGAGCCTGTGATGGTTCTAAATAAACCGGTAGTACCTGTGACGGTTAGACCAGATACCCTAGTTGTGAATGTGCCGGAAACACCGGTTAAGTTTGCAAATAAACCAGTAGATCCAGTGACTGTTAAACCTGAAACTTGCGTTGTAAAAATACCTGAAACGCCAGTTACTTGACCAAATAAACCGGTGGCACCTGTAACAGTTAAACCAGATACTCTGGTTGTAAATACCCCGGATACACCAGTTAAGTTTGCAAATAAACCGGTGCTGCCTGTGACGGTAAGACCAGAGACTTGTGTTGTAAAAACACCGGATACACCGGTAATATTTGTCCCGCTAAGACTAGAAAATAAACCAGTGGCACCAGTGATTGTTTGTCCAGTAACAACGCTAAATAAGCCGGTTGTCCCCGTTACAGTTACACCGCTTACGCGAGTAAAATCACCTGTACCAACAGTTTCTGTGCCAACTGTTAAAGTTGTAATATTACCCGTGGATGCATTAAGGTTTAAACCGGCAAATGTATCACCGGTAAAAGTAACGCCACTTGTTGTGCCGCTAAGTACGGTGCCACTATTGACAACTAGGTAACTAAACGTACCTGTTTGTGTAACGTTAACATTCGCTAGGTTGAAAGCACCGCTAATGGACAGAGAGCCTTCAACAGTTAAAGACCCCGCAACCGTACCGCCAGTTAACTGAAGGTAATAATTATTAAAATATTGTTTGGTATTTGTAAACGTTAATTTTTTATTTTTTAGTCCCGGATCAACTTCTGCAACATCTACGACCATGAGAAGGTCGTCGTCATTGATATTTGACGAAGAAATTGCAGGAAGTTCTGTTATCCGCCTATTGGCCACTACGCAAGCACAAATCCTATAAATTGAATTATAGGAGACCTGTGTTTAAGCTATTTAACTCGAATTTCAAGGCGCGGAATCATGTTTGATACGAAGTTCCAGCTGGCTTGAACACCTGTGACAAGACCGCAGGCAATGGCAAAGACAAGAATTAATTCGGCCACTGTTAAATTACGACGTACATACACTACTTTCGAGGGGGGTGCATACGGAACATTTCCTTGAGTCGCGCCAGGTTGGGACATGACTTGTTGAATGGCCATTTCACGGGCACGGGCCTTCATGGCCTCCAAGGCTTGAGGTGTGATCTCATTAAAACCAGACATCGGCTGGGGGGCTGGCGGAGTGCTTGGCGAAACCTGTTCGTCCATGGGATGCAAAACATTTGAAAATACACTAGCATTTTAAAAAGTTTTGAAGAGAATGGCTTACGGAATTCGGAAAGGATTAGAAGATATTGCACGGGAACTCAAGGGGATCAAAAATATTTTGAGTTCGATGTGGAATGTTCAATATCAAAACGACGGCGCCAAGGCAATTAATCCAGAACTGTTTGCAGATGAATATCTTTCAACAGAGGAATGCGCCCGTCGCCTGAATGTATCGGACCAAACAATTCGCAACTGGATCTCCATGGGGCGCAGCAATCCTGAAAAGGGTTGGAAAGAAGGGATTCAATACGTCAACATCATGGTAGATCCCACCAAGAAGGCGGTGATTCGAATCCCTTGGAACGCGCTGATCCAATCGTTTGCCAATAACCGCAAGGTCGGTTTAACCGATATGTATGGCCAGCCGAGCATGTATCAGCTGCACCGTGAGGCATTAAGGGAATAATGGCGCATCGTTTTAAAAACATTGACATTTCAGCGGTGACGCTTGAAAATCACCGGGAGCTTTTGCCGGAATCTCTGTCGCAACAACTTGCTATGTTCTTGCCTCCCGAAGGGTCCTTTGATGACGGCTGCTTGAGAAGATATTTGGAAAACCTTAAGAACTACGAAGAGGAGGATGCGAATCTTGGAATGACGCTAGCGAATCGTCTTCGGCTTGCGTTTCGAGATTTGAAGCCAGATACTATTTGCAGTAAATTCCCACAAGCGGAATTGCCGCTGAAAAGACGCTTGCGATGTGTAGCGGAATACTTGATTCGATCCGGTGAATTTGACAAATTAAAAGACGAAAAAGGAAAACTAATTAAAAAACGTGGGAACTTAGGGAAATTAGTGGTAATCTACGAACCTCTCCCAAAACTTTTAGAATCGTTAGTCAAGCAGGGGTTGATTGAAAAATGAACAGACGCGAAAAACTTGTTGCTTCGGTCATCGGCCCTGATCTTGACAATACCAAAGCCAAGATGCTTGATGCCACCATTAAGTTAATTCTTGGCGACATGGGGCAGCAATACTTCAAGCTGTGGCAACTCGAAGGACCTGGCGTCATGGTCTTCCAGCCTGAAGACAAAGGGCGCTCAATGTTTTACTGGACACTCAAGGAAATCCATTCGGCCCAGGAAAGTTGTGAAAAAGAAAATAACGGTGATCTAGCCGAAAGCTTTCGACGCATTTTGGAAGCAGCACAAAAGATTGATCCGGAAGAAAAAGCTGGTTACGTCATTAATGATGCAGAAGGAATACGTTATTTTGAAATTGATTACAACAAGACAACAGAAAAGTAATGGGTCTTGCAAGCGTTTATAAAGGTCTAAATGAAGACCGCGAATGGATCAGCAATTACGATTTGATTGCATCGGCGCATGAGCTGATGGGTGGCATCGAGCTTGACCCTGCAAGTTCCAAGGTTGCCAATGAACATGTCAATGCTGAAAAGTTCTATACACCTTTGGACGATGGACTAAACGTTCAAGAGTGGTTTGGGAATGTGTACTTGTTTCCTCCCGCTGGCGCATATTTTTTTGACAAGAAGAATGAGCGATGGAAAAAAACTAGGGCTTCTTCTCCGTCTTTGTCCTCGTCCCATGCCGTATGGTTTCGTCGTCTCTACAAAGAATGGTTAAAGGGGGAAGTAAATCAAGGGCTTTATTTTACCAACTGCCCTGACATGATTCGTTACGAACAGAAGATCTTTGATTTTCCTGTTTGCATCTTGCGTACTCCACCTATTTTGAATTGCAATTCAAGCACGGGAATGACGCGGAAGCGGACTTGTACATCATTAGTTGTTTACCTTCAGCCCCAGGGAGATGCAAGTGCCGCAACTGAGAAATTTATCAAGATCTATTCTCCAAAAGGGCGTGTTTTAGTTTAGATTTAACACCTGACAATCCAAGACTTATGTCTGTTCTGGCCGACTGGGAAATCAAGAAACTTGCGGAAGAAGAAGAGATGATCTCTCCGTTTCAAGATCGTCTTATCAGTGAAAAAAACGGACAAAAGATCTTGAGCTATGGATTGAGTTCCTACGGCTATGACATTCGCTTGTCTCCCAAGCAATGCTTAATTTTTGGCAAGGTTCAATCCGGTGATTGTGACCCCAAGGATTTCGATAAGAACATCTTGAAGCCTGCCGAATTGCTGGAAGACGAGAAAGGCCAATATTTTTTACTGCCGCCATACGGCTATTGTTTGGGTGTGGCCCAAGAGCGATTGAAACTTCCGCGTGATGTAACCGTTGTTGCTGTCGGCAAGTCAACCTATGCTCGCTCTGGGATCCTGGTCAACATCACACCCGCCGAATCAGGCTGGGAAGGTTACTTGACTTTGGAAATCAGCAACTGCACCGGACTCTTTAATCGCATTTACGCTGACGAGGGGATTACACAATTGCTTTTCTATCGCGGAAACCCGTGTCATGTCACCTACCAAGATCGCAAAGGCAAGTATCAAAACCAAGAAAAGCAAGTGGTGTTTTCTCGGGCTTAATTAACCAAACGGACGGCCAAATCTAGGTTGGGGCTTGTTGGCATAATTTGTGCCACCGCCCCTTCCGAAGCGATCACCTTGACTTGGTAGGGTGGTACCAGCGATTGAAGCTTCTGTCCTGGGCGTTTTGCCGCGAATGGTCGGCTCGTTGACTAAAGCTTGTTGGCGAAACTTACCAGCGCTTTTTGCGGCTCGCATGAATTTGGCAATACGACTTTGATCGTCATTGATGGGGGCAACATTTCCCCTTTGTTCAGGATCAACGCGACGCAAGTCGGTGTCGTAAGCCTGTTCAGGCCTTAAGTCAGATACCTCGGCTCCGGACGTACCAGAGAACTGCCGAGGATCATAGCGGGAGCTGTATACATCTGCCATGTTAATATTGTAATTGAAGGTATATAAAACCTATATCCCATGCACGGCGCTGCTGGTTTCTTAGATAGTTTTGTACAAGACGAAGTTCGTTGTCGTTGTCTGACAGAAGAGGACTTTGGTGCCCCTCTGGACAATGCAGAGAACGATGTTCCGTTGTACGATATGTACAACCGTGGATTAGCAGCATGCGAGCAGGGACTCGAGAGAACGAATCTGGCATTGGAGGGGATGGATCGGCCAGGGAAGACCGGTTATATTCCGAGCGTGGAAGAAGCGAGCCGGTATCCTGGGACGCTGCCGATGCCGAAAGCAAAACTATTGGTTCTTCCTCCAGCGGATCAAACGAGCGAGGGCGCTCTGTCAGCGAAGCGCCGTGGTTTACTCCGGTAGAAGAATCTGAGTGTAAAGACGGTGTTTGCCCGGTCCCCTGGCTGACAAAACCGATTATTCAAGAAGATGTCGTCAATCATCCTTCCCATTACACGGAAGGTGGTGTTGAGTGCATTGAAGCAATTGAAGCACAGTTAAGCCACGAAGAATATCGCGGTTATTTGAAGGGGTGTATTGCTAAGTATGTGTGGCGAGAGCGCCATAAGGGCGGCTTGGAGTCCCTTAAAAAGGCAAGGTGGTACCTTGAGCGCCTTATTGAATTAGAAGAGCCTGGTTAGGCAACCTGAAACGGGTCGTCGTCTTCGTCTTCGTCGTAGTCAGCTGCGAAACAGGCGGCGGCCAGTTCGGCCAGCTCTAATTCCGTGGGAACATCCATGTCAAGTTGGATGTTTTCATCTGCCAGTATTTCTTTGACTGCTTGCCACTCAAGTAACCGCTGGTGATACAGGTTAAGCAGGGCAATTCTTAATTCGTCCCAGGTCATTTCCTCAGACTGGATTTCTGCTTTTCGCATGGCGAATTGCAGCTCTAAAGGAAGTTCAAACCCTCGTGCTTCGGCTGATCGCTCCATGGATGACCTGAGTCTATTCAATGATTCTAATCCCAATCTTCAGTAGATAAAATAGAACGATGTTCGGAATTTAAATTCCAGGGGTCAGAAACGATGTCAAATTCGTTTGCAAACTCAGCCAGCAAATAAGGATTCACGTTTTTTTCCAATTTGCGAATAGCATTGACTTGCTTTTTGGATGCTGTGTAATTCCGAAATGCGGTCAATAAAACCTCTGTGGAACTCCAGGGGCAATCCTCTACTTCTGATAGGAATAACTCAACTTCTTCCCTGCGTCTGTCGATCAGCCCCCCAATGACACGATGGTCTTCATCAAAGATCCAGCGTGACATTTCCGCTGCAACACCATACCAATTCTCATTTGCAATGCAGTCGATCAGTTCGGAATACAAGAATGGTTGCCAACCGATGGAATGCACAAAAGAAACAAGTGCTTCTTTCATGGTTGGCTCTAAGATTAAATTAATTTTTTCTAAATCTTCGCTGATATTTTGTAGTTCATATTCCAGGTATTCCAACGCTTTCTCTTTGGTGCAACAGTGCCCTCTTAAAACGGGCGAACCGTCAGGGTAAAATTGGGTTCCATAACCAAACGTATAGGGCGCTCCTCCTGTTTTGGGGTCTGGATACGCTTTTTCACTGAAACCTTCGTAATTGCGAATTAATTCAATTGCGCGAAAAAAAGATTTCATGGGGGTGACTATTATTACCCCCAATCATACACAATTCTCAAGAACTCTAACGACTGTGTTTCGGTTAGCCCTGGCCACGATAAGCTTTTTTGCCAGGCTTTAGTTTAGTGTTTACAGAACGTCCTTGGCGAGTCTTCTTAGGCTTGGACTCAAGTTTGACTGAAGAGCTGCTCTTTGGTTTTGCCATGGTATTGAAATGTGGCTTGCGTATGCTACATCAAAAATTCGTTGTCACCACTTTACACGATGAGACCAATATCTAGCCGACATGATGTCAGGGTTAGCGTCTTGGGCATTGTGGCGAGCGTAATAAGAACGCCTTCTCGCCTTGTCTTTCTCTGTTTTAGGGTTTTTGCCGGCGCCTTCCACGCCTTGCTGGCCGAATCGAATAATTTTTTCCTCCCCGCCCTTACAAGCTTTAACCACATGTGATTTTGTGGGGTGCCCAGGGGTGCGCTTGGGCTTGTTGCACGCCATCTTATCTTTTGCAAGCTTAGCTGCAGATGCTGCTTTTTTGCGTTTTTCAGACATTAGAAACCTTTGAACATTGAAGTAAATTCACCAAGAATTTGTTGACCAGATTTTGATTTCTGGTAACCTTCTTCTTCATCGTCTGTGCCTAATCCTAGTTTAAAGTAACTATCCAAATCAGAGGAAGACGTTGTAGTTTTAGAGGTTGTCGTTGGTTTTGGCTCATCAAAAAAGCTTTCAATTGTACCAAGGGATGCAAAGGGATCACTTAAGTCCAAGCCATAAGTTTTAAGCGCTTCGTTGGATCCAGCCTTTGTTAATAATGTTTGTTCTGATCGATCTAAATCAGGGAAAAACTTTTGGTAAAACTCATCTTCTGTACCTTGGTAACCAGCACTTTGGAATGTTTTAAATAGTTCAGTTTGTGGTTTAGACATCTCATCTTTATAATCTTCCGGTCTTTCAATATATGTCAAACCAAGTATTTCTTGGGTGGGTTTTTGCCTTTTTTCGTTTAAGTATTTAATTTCAGATCTAATTTCTTCTGCCGTTCCAGTGCGGAGAGTGTTCTTAATATATTCTTTTAATTCTTCGACGGTTCCTTTGAAGTCTGTTAAACCATATCGTTTTAAAACTTCGTCCCATGTGCCTTTATCATTCGGATCTAAACCCGCAAGCATTTGGTCGGCAAATTCATCTGGTGTAATAAATTGACCAAAAACAGATCCTTGCTTTAAAGCCTCTTCTTTCAAGGCTGGAAGTATATCTTTATAAATTTGATCTGTAACTTTAGAGGAATTTAGAATGTCGTCAGCGGAATCGTAGCCTCTACTTTGACCTTTAACCTGGAAATGCATGCGAGCAAATTGTTCTTTATTGTTTAAATCAATTCCAAATCGATATGCTTGCTGAGCCCAATAAGTATCTCCTTTTTTAGCTGTTTCCCAGTCTGAATTAACCGTGTTTGCTTGATCAGCGTACGCAGTTGCTTTTGCTGTGTTTCCAGAGGGATTAAAGTAGAACTCAGAGTTAAAATAACGATCCGGTGTTTTACTGATACTATCTAAGTATGCTTTAGAGCGCAAATCTGCAGTAAGCTTAGCAGCGTTTACAATATCTTGTGTTTGAAAGGGGTTTTGCTCTTCTTGGCGAACATCTAAATACTCAACAAATTCATTCATTGAACGAGATTCATCAAAGCGCGGTTGAAGATATTTTTCAATAAATTCTTTAGCAAAATTTGCATCGATGTCGAGCATTTGCTGAACTTCGCCTGTTGTATAACCAAGCTTTTGCGCCTTTGAGTATTTCTCCTTAAGCGTGCTATCAAACCATTGTTGCCAATTGTATGTTGCGTTATTTTGAACGCCAGTGATTCCCCGGAGGTTTTTAAGCAATGATTCTTCAGCTTTACCTGCAGACGTAAAAGAGAGTACTCCCCCAACCCCACTATCACCAAGTATTGAATCGGACAGTGTTTGATTAATATCCATGATTTCACTAAAGCCACTAAAGCCTCTCATCAAATCGAGCATTTGCTCTTTTTGTTTTGCTTTTGTAATTTCAGCAATAGTATCCTTCAAGACGTTTTGGGCTAAAGCGCCGAATTTTTTCACATCAACCTGCGCTTTCTCGCCAACTGCTTGATTGAGTGCATCTTCTAATTCTGTGATGCCATAACCGGCATTGGCGTTGTAGTTGAAAGAAATTTGTTTGTCTTCTGGTCTTTGGGAAAGGCGGAATAATGCGGCAAAATCATCCTTGTTATTGACATCCAAATAATTCTTTTTTGCAAGGTCGTCCCAATAAGGGTCACCGTTTTTAGCTTTATTCCACTCTTCAGCAATCTTTGGAACGTTCAACAAGCGATCTGTTTGTGTTTGTGTGTCCACGCCTAATTGCAAGGCGCGAACAGCTTGAAGGTCTGCATCTGTTGGTTTTTTTTCTACATACGAAGTAGCAGCGGAAGTGGCTTCCGGAGCGTTGCCGCGCAACCCAGCTGCTTTGCCTTGAGTCGTGTAATGCTGAAGATAATATCCATTTTCGCCGTATCTTTCCGTAACGTCAATATCGTCATTGGCGACCGCATTTTTCCACGCTTCTTCTACCTGCGGGTTTGTTTGTTTGTAATATTTAGGATCAAAAGCTCCATACAAAGGTTTAGCTCCCAGGTTTGTGTCCCAGGTTTGTAATTTTTCTGTCCTATAAAACGTTTTATACTGCTCTTCTAAATCTTTCTTTAACGCGGGATCAACGTTGCCGATGTTTATTAGTACCTGGCGTTGGATTGTGTAATCACCACCACGAGTTGAATTTGCAGTAGCAATAGTAGTGTCGTACGCTTGGTTTTTATATGTATTGGTTTGGTTAATTGCAGCGTTACTTGCGTTTTCTTTTCTATTTAATTCGTTAACACGAATATTATCGGGAAGGGGTGCGCTTCGTGTTTGATACTCGTCCCTTCCGACGCAACTACCCCAAAAGTCCCTTACATCGCATCTATCACTAGTCTTAACAGAATAGTTATAAGACTCAGGATAATCAGTTTTTAAATTGGTGGGATTATCGGTTTTTTCGTATGTGACTTTCCACTTTCTGGAAGCAGGCTCGTAATAAATGCCCATTATTTTTGAAGGGATTTTTCCCAGCTGTGTTTTTCTACAAGGTAAGTTTCAGTAAACTTACGGACTTCAATCATTTCATCATACCCTTGGGTTAACAAAGCCACCGCTGGATAGAGTTCATGTATTAACTCTCGGTAAACATGAGCATAAATGCGTTCAGTATTGGTGCCTTTGCAAAGGTGGTTGGCCTGTTGCCATGCGCACCAACCCAGTGTTTGAAACGGCTGTAGTGTTTTAATATTTTCTTGGTAAAACGGATTGCTCGGTATCCGAGTAAATAAAAGCTCGAAAACATCCATTAAGTCTTGGTTGTCATACCTTCGGTCTTGGTCGTAAACGTTATCAATGATGCGACAACAGTAGCCAAGTTGTATTAAATAATCCAAAGCATCCTTGTTATTACCAGCTGCAAGCTGAGCCCCTTTCATTGCAGGGGCTGTATCAACAAGCCATTCAGCGAAGGACATTAACTAGCCGCTGTTATTGCGTTATCACACACAGTATACAAAAAAATGTCAATCACATCTTGTGACATCCAGGCTTTAATACGGGTGTACTTTTCTTCCGTGAAATAAGATTGTTGGCGATACCACTCTTCCATCTTCGCGCTTGCTTTATTTGTGTTACAACGACGACAAGCGGGGATCAAATTATTTCTATTGCTTGAGCCAGAACGAAAGCGGGGTATAATATGATCCAAGGACGTAGCTTCTTCTCCGCAATAACCACATTTGCAATCCCAGGCGTCGTAAATAGATTGTCGATAACGTTTCTTTGCTAGCTTTGGAGTTAATTCAATGAGCAGGGCGAGGGGATCCTGTTCACTATTGAACATACTCTTTGGTTGCCGTTATCTTATTTTAATTTCTCCTATCTTGTATCAAGAAGCAACATAAAGCCAAAAAATTTGTTAAGGCTCTTGACGCCTGCGTCTTTTTGGGTACGGTGTATGAGTACGCGTTTTTCCGCGCCATGACCAAAAATACTGGATGGGTCTCCGTCCAAAAGGCAGAAGAGCTCTTGGGGCTTGACCGCAAGACTCTCTTCAAGTACCGCGATGACGGCACCCTGAAGTTAGGGCCGCATTTCGCTGCCTTCCCGGAGACCCGTTCACGGGACAGCTATCGCTGGAACGTAACCGCCGTCAGAAAGCACCTGCAAAAACAGAAGATGCTTGCAGCCGCTTGACAGGTTTGCAATTGGTTTTGCGTATGCGATAGGCCAGTAACAAATCAGTAATATTCAAACGAATTTGCTGATAAGAAATGGCCTTGTAAAGGGAAATTTCAAGGGGATTCCAGCAGCTCTGCAGATTGCGGGGCTGCTTTTTCTTTAATGAAAACAAAATAACCCATTGCGGATGCAAAGGTTTAATAGGACGTTTTTTGGAAGAAATTAGAATTGTGGCGTCGGTCCCCCAAGAGAAGCCCATCAATTCTTCTGGCTTTAGACCATAGGTAGCAACCATGCCGTAGAGCCAAGCTACGTCTTTAGTTTTTGGATTGGAGATCAGCTGGAAGTACTCGTCCACAATCCGCTGATCCACTGGCGGTTGGTGAGTCATGACTATGACGAGTGGTTGACCGCACCATATAAATGCGCGGGGTCCACACGCAAGAGATAAAAGAAATCTTAATGAGTCTTAGGTGACTCCATTTAATTTTACAATATATTAAGCTGGGTTGACACCGCTTGCAAAGGCTGCCCACGCAAGGCCGATTGCCTCCATGGTCGATAACTCCCCAGAAGCATAGGGAAGATGGACAACATCACCAACGTGATAAACAGTTGGAATACCTTCGTAAGAAACCGTACTGTCACCATAAATTCGCCCTGAGATTTGTTGCTCAGAATAAATAAAATTTGAATCAACAACGTCTCCAAATTCAGGCATTGTTACACACTTGGCGTACCACCAGATGCTGGAACATATGTTTTGCCGTTCTTATCAATCATTGTAAAACCAGCCATTTTTACAAAATTAGAAGGAATGTTAAACAGTTTTTGCATCATAGGCATCATCATTGGTGCTTGGCAATTGTAAGGAGGAACGTCCATTGTTGACAAAGAACTTCGCTGTAAATTTGCCGCTCTGGCCTCTGTTTGATCCTTTTCTGTTTCATCAACTAATTTTTGTTCCCAAGCAGCCATGCTTTCGATTCCCACTGGAAAATCAGAGGGCTCGGGAGGGAACACACCTTCTTCATATTTCATTGCATAAATATGTTTGCAATAACGAATCTCGTCAAGCAGTGGCGTCCACGTATCAGTTAACGAGGTAATAACATTTCCTGAGCTCGAATAATCTTGGTAAGAAGGCATGCCTTCTGCCCTTGATCCAGGGAGAGAAGGGTTTGCTGTACTGCGTATATACATCGCACCAAAATCCCTAAAAACCCCTGCATTTTCCCTGGTGGCACCAGGCTTTGTTGAAGTTGTTGAAGTAACGGTTGGGGGCACGTTGTATTGTGGCGACGGCGAAATAATACGCATATCTCGATTTGTTTGTGCATTTGTCATTGCATTATTGTTTACCTGTCCACTGACCGTCATTACCTCATATCTTCCTGGTTTTAGAGACGAAAGGCTAGTAAGTGGAAACTTGTCACGCAATGACTCTGAAACTTTGTTTAACGAGGTCATAAACGCGTAGTCTCGACGCGTGAAATCCTGACAAGAACAACAATAACGCGTTCCCGTCATAAAGAAACGCCCTACGTTTGGAGGCCTGGTTGCAGGAGTAACCAACGTGCGATCAGGTGTTGCTTCCACTGATCCTGCTTTGCGAAGTTTTAAAACTCCAGTAAAGGGATTCGTATCAACTAAAACTGCTTGAACATATCCATAACGTGTTTGCGTATTGGGGTCAATTGTGTCGCGAGTGACTGGAACGCCGCCTTGAGTGATGATTCTATCTTCTAAGATCTCGCCATTAATTGCTTTCAATCCACCTGGCACGCCTGGAATTGCAACGTAAAGCGGTGGGGGTAGTGGATTTGAAACACTCCAGCTTCCAGAAAGCCGTACATACCAATATTCTGAATCTTCTGTAACAGAAGCAATGGAAGCGGTTACTCCAGAACTATCATTTACGTTGTCAAAACGTAGGCTGCCCGCAGTGCGAACCCCAGCCCAATGCATGCCAAATTCTTTATTGGTTGTTGGAAATCCTTTGAAAACACCCGGAATTTTCGGTGGGTTTCCAGTGGTTGAAGGGGTTCCGCTTGGCACGGGAACCGCATACACAAAAGGATAATCGTAAGAATTATCATAAAAACAAGCAGTTGCTATCTCATAGCCACGTCGCCAACGTGACCATGCAGATTCACGATTAATCGTATATAGGGAGTCGGGAACTGATCCTTTGGAAAATTCTGTAGTAATCGGCTTTACTGGCCGAGGATCAAATTTCTTTGCTTTTTGAAAATTGCCAAAAGAGCTTCCACTCTGTTTAGCCATAAATCAGAAGAATCCGCCTTGTGCGTAGATGTGTGTACCTGGGGTGTAGCCGGAAATATTGGGGCCATCCGGGAACACACCAACGTAAATGCGATCACCACGCTCCAGATAGACGCCTTTGTTGCGTAAAGGAGCTGTCGTACCTAAACCTGTTGTGTTGCCTGCTTGTGGCATCGGATAGGCAAGTTGAGGCATGGCGTCTGCACAGTCAACTTGGCCGCTGTTCGCGGGAATTGTTTTGGAGAAAAGAACTCGGTAATCACCGCTGCCGGGGATTGGCGTGGTCGTGCCACGGGTGTGATAGAACACAAAGGTAACGGCGGGCTGATAGCCATAAGCGGCACCGTTGTAACTAAAGCCGCTAGTCGTACCACCGGAGAAAATTAAAGAGGTATTAACACCTGTCAGCGTGCTTGCGCCGGTATACGTGTAATAACCATAGCCGCTCATCGCGGCTGTACCCAAAACGCCAGTGTGTTGAATAAAAACAAGCTGGCCGCTTGTCAGGGAAATGACAGTACCAGAAGTGCCAGAGCTAATGGTGTAATCTGCGTCGCGATATTTGTCATTACGGACAATGGTGATGGAGTCAACCACGCCACCATTATTGTTGTCTTCGGCTAACTCGGCATCCATGTCCACGAGAATGGACGGAGCCTGACCACCTTGGACAAAGATGGTATTACTTGTTGCGTTACCAACCGTTTGCGTTGTAATCCGCACGGAATCAAACAACGGCCGATCTACAAGAAGGGGTTGCTTGTTTGTGGATGTCGAGCTCAAAATCTTTACCGCTGTTTTTAATAATTATAGGCTATCTTGCTGATTGAGATGCTTGAAGAAATCCAAGAAAGTCTGCCGGCAACTGCATTGAAGAGTTAGCCAAAAATTCAGGATTGGCGTATAGATTACTAAACTCGCTCATGTATTTTCCAGCAACATCACTCTGGGGTTTAAATTTAAACCGCTTAGATAATTCGTAAGTTAACGCAGAAAAAGGCGACGCTTCTCCATAAGAAGAGCGCCGCACTTCACCTGGTAAATACCCTGCTTCTAAATAATCAGAAAACCTGGCCATTATCGAATGGTACCAAAGAGAGTCGGAATGGTTCCAAGAGCAGGTAAGACGCTATTCAGGGCTTCCTGAATAAAGAGCTGAGAAAGGTTTTTCTTTTGCTCAGAGCGCCCAAGGTTGGTACCAAGAATTGGAGCAAGTACTGACGAAACAGGAGGTGGTGGTGTCACAGGTGGTTGTGCTGCCACCGTTGATAACTCACCTGGAATGTCTCCCAAAACTCGTTGTGCGTTTGCGTAAAGATCTCCGCCTTTTTTAAAGCGAGGAAGTGCGCTTTGCACTGAGGTTCCGAAAGCGTCCCTAGACGTTAAGGAAACGTTGGGATTGCCGCCAAGTACTGTGGCGTATGCTCGGCCAATACCCATGCCCGGTTTATAGCCACGATCTTGAAAGTATTGAAGGACTTTAGGCATCTGGCCAGCCCTGGTTTGAGGTCCTGTAATCCCATAGAGTTGCTGTTCGTTTTGTCCAAACTGAATCATGCCCTTATGGCGACCACCAGCACCACCAACAATGTTTGGGTCCATGTTGGGGCCGGATTCCAAGGAAAGAAACGCGCCAAATTCATAGGGATTCAAACCAAGTTGTTTGGCTCCACGAAAAATAGCAAGTCTTTCTTCTTCTGGAAGAATGCCAACTCTAGGTGCCATTACAGATTCCCTCCTTTTAGACGCAACATCTCGCGGTAAGCAAGGCCCGGGTTGGCTTTCGCCCACTGCTGTAGGCTCTCGGGTGTCATGCCCGCCCCCGCACCTAAAGCTTGGAGTTCGCTCACCAGGTTTCCTTTCTGCATCATGCTCCTACCCAATTGCTGCTGGCCCTCATAGAAGGCAGAAATAGGGACACTTGTAGGAGCAGCGTACTGCTGAGCAGCGTTAAGTACTTCCTGAGAGAGTGAGCGGTTAAGAACATTTTCACGTTGTGCGGGAACACCGGCCCCGTTAGACATGACCCTGTTTCCAGTTAAAGGAGGTACAGGGGGTGTCAGTTGTCCGGCTTGCGGCCCACCAAAAAGACTTGCATTCAAGTCAGGGGCCGGAGGGACTGATCCTGGGGGAGCAGTACCCTCAAGATTGTACTGATAACGATAAGTTGCAGGCGCATACCTTCCATATTGCCCGGTCAATTCTCCTAGTTTTGTCATCCACTCACGAGATTTTGGCTGATCCTGTGGAGTGGATCCTTGAAGTTGAAGAAGCCCAAAGATTGAACCTGCTGTAGATGTTGGCGTAACCAAAGAAGGTGCCCAGCGGGGACCAGGGATTCTGGAGAATGTTGACGAAGGTTTTAAATACGGTTTAGCAGCTTGTCCTAAATTACGCAAAAGACTGCCAACGCTACCAAAAATATCAGCCATTATCTACAAACCTCACGTAAATAAATACGAGAGCCCACTGCAGTGTCAGCAG